CCAACTACTCTAACAGTTGAAAAGGAACTATCAGCAATGACTATTTATTTGTATGTCAAGACCCATCGTAAAACAGGTCTAAAATATCTCGGCAAAACTACTTCAACCGATCCACATGCTTATCACGGATCCGGCGGCATATGGAAAGCACACTTAAAAGAACACGGTGCTGATTACGATACTGAAATTATACAAGAATGTCAAACCAATCAAGAATTATCTCAATGGGGTCGGTATTATAGTGACCTTTGGAATGTTGTTGGGGATTTAGGTTGGGCAAATCAGATTCCAGAAACTGGTGGCGGCGGAAATCATACCGAAGAAAGAAAAGAGTTATTTCGCCAACAACAACTTGGTAGGAAAAAAGCACCAAGGACTGATGAGCATAAAAAGAATTTAAGTAAGTCTTGTAAGGGCGTTTCTAAACCTCGTAGCAAAGAACATCAAGCGGCCTGGAACGAGTCGGCTAAACAAAATTGGGCCACTAATACTAAAAGAAAAGAACAAATAAGTGCATTAGGTAAAGCAAGCAAGGGACGCAAATACTCTCAAGAAACTTTGGATAAAAAAGTAAAGCAATGAAAGAGTATTGGGCTGTCAAACGAGCCCAAGCTCTACAGCACGATTGTAAACCTGTTCAGATCCAAGGTTCTTAGATTTTGATTCGCACTGTATATCAAACTGGTCCCAGAAAGTCAAGGCCCAGTCAGTTGTGGCTTGATTCCAATAAAAGTCACTGTGCGCTCTTAGTTTTTGTTTCTTATGTCCTGCTTCAAGTAGTAGGGCGCGGTTGGGGGCTTGGGTCGCATCATGTCCTGTAAGAACATCTTCGCGACTGACACTGTAATGCATAGCAGGACGAACACCGCGCCAACTATCAACAACTCGTTTAACACGGTCATCGTCTGGCTGGATATAGGCTCCTTCGCGGATCCAATAATGATGAACGTCCATGACAATAGGAACAATATCAGAAATGGTAAGACAATCATCTAGCCCCCAGGAGTTTTCTTCGTTTTCAATTGTAATACAACTGCGGGCTGTGGGGGATAATCTCGAGTAGGTATCTCGTAAACCGGCGGGACCTCTTTTACCTGAGATGTGGACGTTAATTTTGAAGTCCTGAAAGGTTTGTCCGTAACCCATCCACTCGGCCATACTCGCATGATATTCAAACTCCTCTATTGATCTTTCTACAATGCCTGGATTCTCACTGGCCAAGACACAAAACTGTCCGGGGTGAAAACTCAAACGCACATCTAAACGTCTAGCAGTTTCACCTATAGGAGCAAAAATCTTCTCCAAGTGATTCTGCACATCCGGCTGTTGCCACCAGTCTTTCCAATCCTTCTCAGTATAGCCCTGTAGCATTTCGCTACCTAGTCGTACCATACGCCGTTCAGGCGGTAAGGTGGCCACACGTTCAATCAGCTTTACTGCCGCAGCGGTATTGTGATTCATGATGTCCCACTGTCGTTGTTCGGCTTCAGCTGGGTGCTCACGCAACCAACGCATGGTAGTTGAACGCCCGTTAAGGTCCCGATCCACTGCATTGACTTTCATGCCGCCACATTCGGACGGATCATTGAGCCATTTGCAACAGAAACCAATACGCTTTAGTGTAGTCATACAGTAATTATACGCTACTGCAAGTTATTTGTCAATCACCTGCTAAAGATAAAACTGCGTCCATTGTGTCAGTTACTAAATTTTCCAAAACTAGTAAAGATGGTGCCAATGGTTCCGGATGATCTACAACTACCCATTGTGTTTGGTTGTAATCTTTTATGGCCTGATGGAACAGGTTACGATGGTGTTGTGCTTGGTTTGATTCCAATTTGTCAGACGTTGGTTTCAGTTTGGTCAGGTCCCAACCCAACAACAACACAATATCGCTAGTGGTTGCGGCCAGGTGTAGAGCCACAATTTCTTCTTGCCTAATTACATCATGCACAAAATCTCCAGCATATAATCGAACGTTGGCAGGGCGGCCTAACGACATGTTTACCGAATCGGGTATATAAAAATTGCAACGGTCTTGGAACTGACGTTTAACTAGTTCGGCTGCCTTAATTTGATTATGGCATACAACATTGTCAGTTTGATAAGCTCGCCAGGTGCGCCACGATCCCCAAATTGGCCCTAGTTTTTTAAGGGCATCAATATTTTGAGTAGGATCTAACTCTGCACTGTCAGCTATTACCCAACTGATATTCATCATGCGCTTTTAAGAGTTTTCCAACGATGGGCACCAATGCACACCCAGGCAAAAATAGGAGAATCATCTGCATTTGAATTAAACACTATGTCACCTTTGGTACCAGCATAGCCCGGCACCTGTGTTGCATGACCAATACGATGCAGGCCAACCTGTAGCTGACGTATTCGTGTTAGGCCACCTGAAGTAAGCTCAATCTGTGGCTGGCGATTGACTCCAATAGTAACACCTTGATCTCTATTGGTTCCAATGTAGGCTTCGTTGGCCTTGTTCTTTCCGATTACTACACTGACTTCTTCATCCCATACACTCAGGGCCATTTCTGGAGTTGTGGTGTTTACGCCTATGCGTTTGTTCAATACCGACAAGGTTTGATTGTTGAATGTAGATTCTCCGGCCACTGTCAAAGTCTGTAATACGCCTACAGATCGTATGTTTGTATCGGTGATACTCTTTGCCAAGGCATTGCCATTGACCAACAACTCTCCGTTGACTTTGACTGAATCAAAATCAATACCATTGGTTTTTATTTGCTCTGCCACTTGTGCGGTCAATGTTGTTTTCCATTGGTCGGACAGCTGATTGATTGTCTTTTCACTAATACCAGCGGCCAATAAATCCCAGCTCGGGTTATCAATATTAACAGACCCTTTGACCACAAGATCTTGTATCACTGCCGCATTGGCCACTGTTAAATCACGTGTGGTCAATTCATTTTCAACCACAGTGGTGTCATCTGTTATGGTCAGTTGGCAAGAGCTGGCCTGATCACTGATCCCGGTGCTGGCAAAATCGTTTAGAATTTCTTGTTGGAACAAGTGCATATTTTCATCAACTTGTTCCTTGATAATTGGATTAAGGTCAATTTGTCCAAACTGTCGAATCACACGATCAACTACTGCTTGATTAATTTGTTGTTCAATTTTGGCTAGCCACACAGGATCCTGACCCAATACTTCGATACTGCTGTCAACCAATTGTTCTACTGCTGTATCAATGGCCTGTTTAATGGTTGTAGTGTCTACATATTGGTCAATGCCCGGAACTGCGCCATTTTTAAACAATTCACTAACGCTGGATTTGACTGTGTCAGTTATTTCTGGCAGGTATTCTGCATTGGCAAATCGTGCCATGACACGGGCCTGCACATACTCAATTATTCGTTGTTCAAATGTGGCTAACCATTCGTCTGATCCCAAGACGACTGAAATTTGTTCAGTTACCTGTTCTGTAATCTGTTGTTTTACTAGTTGCTCAATGGCCGCTGTATCAAGCATGGTGTCTCCGTGTATCTAAAGTAACGCAATGAAATCCACCACCTAGGGTCCTACTATGACTCAAGGTCAACGGAATACTGTCAATGCCGTGTTGCTTTAGTATATTAATTAGCTGGGTTTGGGCTGCATCTATAATAACTGTTTCTGGGTTGAGTGCCAGCATATTCATAGCAATCCATTTACTAGCATATGGATACTGATAAAAATCTTGTGCTACGATCTGATCTTCTGTGACATAAATTTTTTCCCAATCCTTAAAAGCCCGGGGGCAATTATCTTCATTTACACGAGCGGCATTTAACAATACCAACCCTTCGCGCAGGGGTGTAATTGTTGAGTCAATATGCACTCCAGCATAAAAGTTTACCAGCTCAATGGTGATGTTGGGAAACTGTTCGCAGAGCCATTCATAAGCAGCTCGATTCCCTGATGCTGATTCTAAGAACAACCAGGTGTCGCCTAGTCTACAAATATTGGCCGCATCCAGTGTCATGCCCTGATCTCTAGGCATTGTTAATACTCTATTGGCTTCGTCCAATAGGCGTGTGTAGTTGTCTATTTCTTGGTTGCGACACGGATACATCATATTACAGTCAACCACAACGTCGCCGGCTACCAACAGGCGGTCTCTTGGGCAATAGTTATACATTCCATTGGCTGTAACAAAATCCATTGGCCGAGGCCTATAAACTGTGGCGCCGTTGCGAGCCAGGGTTTCTGATAACGTATCAAGTTCTCTGTTGGCTTCGTCTACAATAAACTGTGGCACTGGTCCGCTAGGTGCAGGAGTTTCAGTCCATAAGCTATTACGTGCTTCTTCAGCAAATACTGGATCAGTCATGGGCCAGTTGGCCATAGTGGCTGTGCCTACTATAATGGCTTCTAACGGATCCCATTCGTTACAACTATTAATCATCAACATGCCCTGTAATTTGTAGTGTGTATCTTGGTATTATGCCTAGATTGGCTGCCATGTGTGGAGTATTGTATTTCCATTCAACTACGCTTCCAGCTTTCCAATTCACAAACGCCTGATCTTGATATTCAGCATAGTGACCGGGTTGCCAATCTTCTAAAAATACTATAGCACGACGAATGGTGTGTTCGCGACCTTTAAGGTCAAATAGATCAATGTATTTTAAATACAAATCACTGTGAGTAGGTAATACCGTGCCTGTGTTCATTCTATAATAACTGGTTCCAACATCCTTCCAGCCTTGCCCTTCAAACATCTCTACAAATCTTGTATTCCAACTTGGTTGTGGGCTACGCATGTCACACATGTCGCCAGTGAATCTATTAGTGTATCCTTGCAACATCCAGGCGTTCAATTGAGATTGATCGTTAAAAGATTCATGTGTGTATTCAAGACGCTTGTATTCATCGTCCCAAAATGGATATAATTGATACTTGTGTATAGTTTGTGTCATAATTTTAATTGTAGTGTCGTACTTTCAGAGTAAATATGTGTTCTATGAACATTCCTTTAGACAGGCTATATCATTATATTGAAAATGTTGCCCAAGAAATTTACAGCGATCGCATTATAATTTATCGGTTTTATCCGCATGGTTCAAAAAATATTAATGATTTAAACAATTTGCACAAGTCTGACACTTGGGTTGAAAAAACAATACATCCGTTGGTTTGGTGCAATGATCAAGAACCATTGGACTATAATTTTTACAAAACAAATCTTCGACCCAAACTCAACACCATACTCAGTCGCCTGCTCGGCCCGCCTAAAAATTTAAATTATCGTCAAACTATCTTTGAAAAAAATCTGTTGTTACACAGCGAACAACGTTCAGACAATTTGAAACAATATCAGGACGACAACGAACTAATACCAGTCTACTATTGGAGCCACGCTGTCATAGCACGTGATTGGTTTAGATATGCCCAACAGGTTACTCAGAAAAAACAAGTTGATAAAATATTTTTAATCTACAATCGCGCTTGGTCGAATACCAGAGAGTACCGTTTACGATTTGCTGAGCTGTTAATACATCTAAATTTACAACAGCACTGTCAAACCAGCATCAATCCGATTGAACCTGAACTGGACATACACTACGATTCGCATCAGTTTAAAAATTCTATCTGGAGACCTAGAACTGTATTAGAAATTCTCTTTCCGATCAGCCAGGCACAAAGCCACTACAGTGCCGATTTTGATTTAGAAGATTACGAAGCAACTGACATCGAAGTTGTGCTAGAAACACTATTTGATGATGGCCGCTTGCACCTAACTGAAAAAACTCTAAGGCCTATTGCAGTAGGGCAACCGTTTATATTGACCGGCACCCAGGGCAGTTTAGAATACCTACGAAGTTATGGGTTTAAAACCTTTGGAGATATTTGGGATGAAAGTTATGATCTGGTAGAAGATCCTGCTGAACGTTTGATACAGATTGCCGAGCTTATGAAATACATTTCAACTTGGTTGCCGCATCAGCGTGAACGCAACATGGCGCAAGCACGAGCCATTGCCGAACACAATAAAAAACACTTCTTTAGCCAAGAGTTTTTTGATTTGGTTGTTAAAGAATTAAAAACAAATTTAAAATTGGCATTTGATGAGCTCGAACAATGCAACAATTATATCCCGTGGCTTGATCAATGGAGAAAATTAATAACAAACTCAGAGTTAGTTAGTTACTTAACAACCAACACTGATCAAGACATTGACTTAGATCAAATTAATTTTGTATTTCAACTAGTCGAAAATAAACTGAACAATCGATTGTGAAAAAACTACTAGTCATTGTTCTATTAGTTTTATCTGCAAACACGTATGCAGACTCTCGCGAGTGGACTACCGAAGAAAAATTATGGGGTGCTACAGCCGGAGCATTGTTGGCAGCCGATTGGGCTACAACTCGTAATATGACTCATAGATACAATGAAGCTTATTATGAACGCAATCCACTGCTAGGACAAAGACCCACTGCTAATCATGTAAATTTATATTTTTTATCTGTAACACCTGCGATGTTTTTAGCCGCTGATTATTTTGATGCTTATCGAAAAGAAATACTACAGGCCACCAGTGTCTTGGAATTGATCATAGTTGGAAATAACTTAAGAATTGGATTACACTTCCAATTCTAACGTCGATTGCAAATTCCATTCAGACTGTATTGACTTATAACGCGATCTACTTCTGACCCATATTCAGGCAAGCGATATGGCAAGAAATACAACTGTAAAAACCACCATACATAAGTGTCAATTAGTGTGTTCAATATCATTTTTCATGGGCAATAAATTCGCCGTTCCAGTTTGGACCTAGATCTTGTTGCTTCATAAACTCACAACGTTCAATCCACATTGTGTAATACTTGTTCATTTGTCCACCAAACTTGCCTTTAAGTTCGCCACA